TTGAGGACGGATAACGTCGATGGGGTATCCTTCGATAGCCGCATCACCCGCTTCTAAGTCCATAAAGAGTGTAGTGTTAGGCTCTAGTGTACGAGCCAGTGTTGTTTTGCCGACACCACTTGCACCACATACGACGATCTTATGACCGCGCTTTTCTGCAAGACGTTGTTCGGCTGTGATAATTTGCAAACCCATTATTCCACCTCTTCGATTGAGAAACCACCAACCTCTACCGTGCGGCAAGGCTCCAATACTTCTTTGATTGCAGGTGGCGCTGTTGTGTATTTACGCTCATCAACCGCAAGTGTTAGCTTGCCGTAATGTCGAGCGTCTTCTTCTGGCATCGCCTCAAGGACGAGTCCAAGTTCGTTTTGATCCCACGTTACCTTTTTGCGGACAATAGCCTTTAGCTTTTTGTTTCCGGCAACGATATATGTGGTGCCAAAGTCTTTACCATCAGCGCGTAATGCGTCACGCGCTACAGATAACCACATATCTGAGATTTGATCTTCGATGTCTTTAAGTTCAGTTTTCAAGTCTGAGAGAATAAACTTTAACTCTTCTCGACGTTGAAACAGTTCACTACTGTTCATGTCATGCTCCGTATAAATTTTCTAGAGCCTTATACTTAGAAAAGTATGGGATTCGTGTCAACTATTTTTTTTAGAAAGATAAATTTCAATGTTGTGAACAGCTTTCATCAACTTCTTTTTTAGTTTAAATTCAGTGGTTTCCACGCCCTTGGCATCTTCGACAATATGCTCCCAGTTACCTTCAGCGTCTTCTTTATCGTATCGAAAGTCAGCAACGTAAGTGCAGATCTTTTGCCCATTTATTATTATAAGAAAGCGCGGCTGCAGTTCGAGATTCTGCACACGACCCGCTTTTTCAAGAGACTTTAGATATAAGTACCGCTGTGATTCCCACTTGGAATCAAATGTAATCCCATCAACCACAGTCTTCTTGTTGCCGTACTTGGGCCTTGACCTTTTTAGTTTGGGATTATATGTTGGTTTTGAGTACATTATGGGAGTTATGCTAGTGCCTAAACCATCAAAATACAAGTCTATAGGTGTCAACACTGACACTTATGAGAAGATTGTTTACATGGCGAATAAAGATCGTCGTAACATTTCGCAGCAACTGTCGTTGCTTGTTGACCGTGAATACGAATCTTACAGAAAAAAAAGAAAGCCCACCCCTGCGCGTCATGTTACAGGTGGACTATCTGCTCTTATCGAAGACTAAAGAAGCCCTGCGCTTCCAAGACCGCCCAGTAGTGATAACGCCACTGCTGGATTTTCTCTTGCACGTTCGCGAATACCCATCATGCCCATAGGCTGCTGTACCGGGACTGGTGCGGATATTTGTTCGGGTTGTATCGCAGGCTGGACTTGAGGTACCGGGGTCCGTGGCGGGACTGGAGCATTCATCTGGCTCTGCGCTGTATTCAGCAGTGCTGATAACTGACGCGATCCTTCTTGCGCACTTTCTTGAAGAATTTGTGCAGGTGCCTGAGATGTTGCCGAACCAAATGCACTGGCAAGTAGATTGCCAAAGATTTCAGCCTTTGTTTTTTCTGACTTACCTGCAGACATTGCTTTGTATTGACTTACGATTGATTTGTACTGTGGCGCAGAAGATAAAATTTTACCAATAATCCCAAGTCGAGCAAGTGTGGCTAAGTTTTCTAACGGTTTGGCTGCAATGTTCGCTGCGACAAGATCGCCCCCTTCAGCGGCTTTGGAGTTAAAAACCATGACGCGCCCAAAATCTCGCATATCGTCAGCCATTTCTTTACCAAAGACTAACTCTAACTTACCAGATTTATGCTCATCTTGCAGTCTTTTCCCGAACAATTTAAATTGGCTTGGATCAGTTAAAAATGTATCACCAAAATCACCGATAATGTTGTTAACATAAAACGATCTAATTTTGTTTATATCTTCTGGATCATCAAAGTATTTAATGAGCTTTGTTACATCAACGTCTTTTGTAGAACGGTCTGCAATAACTTCTGCTGCCGCTGTAGCTGTTAAAGAATCATCCTGAAGTGCTTTAATTGCACGACTTCTCTTCATAGCTGCTTCTTCATCTACAGCAGACTTTAAGTTTCTAAGCAAGCTAATCGCAGGCAGGTCTGCGCCTTCTGCTACAACATTATCAATCATACTTTGAGATACATCAGAAAGGCTCATAACATTCATTTGAGAAGCTAGTTTTTTTATTTCCGGAAAGTTTTTTCCGAACAATTCTTCGCCTGTAGAACCTAACTTTTCTATCTCGTCATGTAGCTTGTGGAAGCTCATTACGCCTTTTCTGTTTGCTTTAGTCGCGTCCTTAAAGGCTTGCCGCAACCATTCCGCACCAATACGCGTTTTAATAGGTGTGAATATAGAAGAACCGCCAACTGCCTTTTCAGCATCTTTTAGTAACTTAGGATTGTTTGGTTTAATTAAGGTATTAGCCGCACCTACTGTATCAACTTCCTTGCCGCCTTTTACCGAAGCTACAAGGTTACGAACACCTAATTTACCGTGTATTCCCTCAAATTGCTCAATGCCTTTTTTAAAATTAGTACGAGCATCAGGAATTGCTTTAGACGCGGCCTTGTACATATCTTTTTGTTCGTCAGTAAGCTGTTTCAATGCAACTCTATTTAAGGCTCGGTTGATTTCCTTTAATTCTAACTGCTCATCCAAACGACCAAGAAACTTTTTCTTCACATCTTCGACGTTACTTGAGCCATAACGAGACAGCCATGTGTCATTCAAACTTTTACGTGCGCGATATACTTGCGCAAATGAAGCCTTGTCAGGTAAATTAGCAATGCCTCTAAGCATGTCTTCTGCAATTTTTTGATTTCCTGTAGTCACACCAGAGAATTGATTTAATCTGTCTTGAGCATCTTTTTTAATTGCGGCTACATTTAGTGATGGAATGTTGCCTGCAGGGTCATCAACCAACTTATTAATTGCAGCAAATTGCGCCTGCATGTCGTCATCAAATTGCTTGTAAGCCTCTCTAAAAATTTTAAATGTGTCATCATCAATCGTAGCATCACGGGCTGTAGCTGCGCCCAATGCTTCATTGGCTTGCTTTAAATTTTCAACAATTCTCTTACTTATTTGTTTTTTCTGATTAGCAATTATCTTATTGCCACTTTTCGCAGCACCTACAAGAACATCTGCAACTTCATCTGGCGTTGCTGCACCATAATCTGAGCGAAAATCATCTAGAGTTTTTTTGATCGCATCATGGTTTTGTTTAAGTCTTGTAGATGTTCCAAAAACCTTTTCAGTCATAGCCTGCTGTCTAGATAAGATTTTGTTTGCACCCACCTGACTAAGTGTAGGTGTGACACCAAATTTATCTATGGAAAGACCAGCAAGTTCTAATTGCTCTGGCGTTAAATCACCACCCGGCTTTCTAAATAGTCTACCAATGGTTTTAAACAAAACCTGACCTGCGCCTTCACCAGCCGCACCGATTAAAGCCTCTGTCCCAGCGTCTTTAAATACTTCACCTGCAGTTTGGCCCTGTGTGCCTTGCACAACTTCTTGCGCTTCTTCTAGTAACTTTACTCCACCAGTACCCAAACCTGCGCCAATCATAGCACCAATGATTGGAATAGGTATAGTAGCCTGACCAACAAGTGCGCCACCTACACCACCTGCTATTTCACGACCAAGACTAGACAAATCAGCAAAGTCTGAACGTGTAAGACCACGCTCATCAATAATTACGTTACGATCTGATTCTACACCGAAACGTTTTGCCCCTTGCGGTGTTAAGGCAAGGCGACCTCTATAATCTCTTGTAAAGTCTGTTTCTGACAGGCCCATAGTTTTGAGAGCCAGAACTTCTTCTTCTGCATCTTCCGCTCGACTTAATTTGCGGCGAAGTTCGTTGTTTTGAATCCCGGTACGGTAGTCGAACTTTTGTTCGGCTTGTCGGCGTGCGGAATCTCTTTGAGCTTTCATGCTTTGATTAGCTATGATGCGTTGAATTTTCGCAAGCTCTGCTGGGTTCGGCGTATCCCCAGCAATCGTAAAGTTCAGCAATCCATTATTTGTTTGAACCGAAACAGTTCCCATAGATTAGCTCCTTACGTCATAAGTTTGGGTCTGAGAGCCATCCTCATTTTGAACCATTGTTGGTGTAAAATAGTTAGCAGAACCACCCAATGATTGATTGAGTTTTTCCATTGTCTTTTCATAGAGCTTATCACCCGCTTCACCCGAATAATAATTGTCGCGATCAGTAAAGTTAGTGATCATTGGCTGCAAAGACTGAAGTGAGCCGTCAAATAGCTTTCTTAATTCTTTAAATGCAACCAAAGACTTTTCTGGGTTTTTGAACGATAAAAGCTCATCTAACGCACCAGATGCAGCTTCGATCTGTGCCACATCAACGTTTGAAATACCGTTACCTGTTTCTTGAGAGATAAATCTTTTAAATCGCATAATGAATGCTCTACGAATAGCGTCAAGTTCATCCTCTGCAGACAAGCCTTTACCTTCTTCACTTCTAAAGAAATCGTCTTCGCTCATCCCCATAGACCTTAAAACGCCTTTGGCACTATCCAAGAATCTTCGACCTGTCATTCCAGCAGGAGTTTCACGAGACAAGTCAATCAACTCATTGGTCAGTTGTTCCATCTCGTTAATTGTATTCAAACCAGAGATTGTTTTGCTGTATGCAGTTCCAATCTCATCTGCGTCCATAGTTGGATTGATAAATACAGGCTGAAGGTTAGACGGGTTTATGCCCATTCTGACCTTGTATGTATTTGTGCCGATCTTAATCTCTTCATTGTATATTGACTCAGGCATTTGACTTACATCTTTGCCCTTAAGTTTAGCTTCTAAGATTTTCATCTTGGCATCATTTTGAGCGTCGATGTTTTTAAGAATCAACTCCTGTCTCAATGCTGCGTTTGACGTTTCAATCGCCTGACTTGCATCCTCATCAGATTTGATTTTTTCTAACGCATACTTACCTGCAGCAATACGAGCTTGCTTTGCATCTTCTTTGGCTTTGGTTAAGTAAGGCATAGCAGCCTGACCTGCCTCGCCAACTGAGCTTAATATGCGCCCGACATTAAAGCCCTTACCCGCTCGGTTTTGCATCAAGCCAAGGCCAAGAGCCATCAGTGCTTGGCTTTTGTCAATCTTTCCCTCTACAGGAATGCCTGTCGCTTCAGAGAACTCTTGCATATACTTTTGCAAAAGTTCCTTGCGATCACCAACCTTCGGAACTTCACGGCCCAAGACGCTCATCATTTCGTCTATACCGCTCATAAATGTGTCTTCTACAGCTTTGTTTTTATCAGGAGAACCAGAATCGCCAAGCACTTTAGCAATAGCGCCCCCCATTTCTGGCATACCCTGCATGTCAGCAATCTTTGCTTCTTCCGCCCGAAACTCTTCGGCGTCTCTTTTTCTTTGCCCTTCTTCTCCTATATTTTTTATTTCATTTACAGGAGGTGGCAAATCTGAAGAAGGCGGTTTTTTAGGTGAAGAAGGCGATTTTTTAAGTAATGTTGATAATAATTTTTCTGGCCCCTCAAGAGCAAAAACACTTGGGTCCGCAGAAAGAATGTCTTCAACAGACGGTAATGTAGACGAAGTTTTAGGCCGCGCAGTTTCCACAACTTCAGCATATGCTTTTGCTATATCTGAAAACTTAGACATGTCAGTAGGTCCGCCAATTGGAAGCGAACCCAAGCCTAAACCTTTGATAGCCTTTTCACGCGGAACACCACGAGACATTATAGATTGAAGCTGTTTATTTGCTAAAGAATCCGCTCCCAGCGCAGATGCTGGACCCTCTTCTGCAAAAACTGTTCGCTCTTGCATAGGGTTAAAGCCCAATCCACCCAGCCCAAGTCCGTAGCGAGACAGTTCTGTCTGGTATTTGCGTAATGAGTCTGTCGCCATAATTGTTCGCCTTATGCAGCTTGGTTAATGCCCTGAAGCGTAGTGTATGCGCCAAGACCAGACACGAACGGGTTAGGTGCAGGAGCATAGTTCTGCTGCGTTTGTGAATAGACGCTTGCTGACGGAGTTCCTGACAGCGCACCGTATGCGTATGTATACGGTAGCAACGCTTGCTCCGTTGGACGCTGATATTCCTGACGCGCTGCGTCGATCATTTGCTGACGATATGCACGTTCTGCCTCTCCTACACCCGTCATAAATGCTAGATCTGCTGGACCAAGAGCGGAATAAACGCGACCAATATCGGCTGTTGTACCAGCCAAAGACCCATATTGACCGCCAAGTGTACCAAACTGAGAGCCAAGCTGACCAACTGATTGACCAAGGCCACCCATCAAACGACCTGCTTCTAAGTCACGAGTAGCCGCCTGCTGATATGCTTGAGATGATGCAGCTAGAGCTTGATCATAATTTCTAGCGCGAAGGTCTGCAGTCGCCTTGGATTTTGCATCTTGAATAGCACGTTCTACTTCTGCGGCTTGAATACCTTGACGAGAACCACCAAACGCCCCACGGCCCACAGCTTCTGCTGACGCACGTTGACGCGCTACGTTACCCTGACGTTCGATGTCAGAAACAGTTTCATCAATTACAGCTTCAGTATATGGATTCATATATGCACCAACATACTGAGATGGGTCGTACATGCCGCGCCCACCAGATACATACTGTGCTGCAGGCCCAAAGAATGTTTTTGCCTCTCCCAAAGAGCCAAGGCCACGACGAAGAGATTCAATGCCACCAGTCGTTGCAGCACCCGCTGTTTCAAAATATGGCTGATAGCGACCTAAAAAGTCTGGAATTCCGTCATTGTTTAAATCTTGAGAAAGAGCTTGTGCAGCAAATGTCTCAAGGCCAAGACCAGTAATTGCACCAGTTTCTGGATCACGACCTTGCTGACCTGCTAGTCTATAAGGTGCTACCTGAAACAAAGTAGGGTCTTGAAGAAGACCCCCCTGAAAAACACCTGAAGTGTCTTCTTCTCCAAATATTCCACCAAGAAGAGCTTTCTCAAGGCGCTCAATGTATTCGGGGCGGCGCTGGATCGTTTCCGTTGTGTAGGTATCAGACATAATTGTTCGCCTTATTCTCTAGCTGATTCATCATGGAATATGCTTTTGCAATTCCTTTTCTTGAATCACCGTTACCCAGACCTTTCACCGCGTCTTTGGTTAAAACAAATTCACCTGCCATTAGCATAGCAGGAACATCATCCTTTTGACCAGAACCTTCTGACGGCATAATCCCACCATTGCGACGAGGAAAATATTGCCCGTCAATGTATCCACCAGCCGCATATTTGTTCGGGATGTTGAGCTTAACACTTCCTTCTCCGCCAAACGGACGAGTTGCCATTCCAGTGCCTAGCCGCTCTTCTTTGTCGAACAACTTAGAGCCAAGACCAGATAAAAGTGATGTAGCTAAAGCCTCACCAACGCGAGAGTTTAAAAGACTTGCCATTTTACTGTTAGGATCAAGTATACCTGCATCCACAAGAAACTTAGCGTATCCTAGTGTTTTTGGGTCTTGCTTAAATACTGGAGAAATTTGTTTTAACGCTTCAGGGGAAGTGCTTAAATATTCAACAGTTTTCATCGCTCTGTCAGCAACTTCTGGTATTTCAGAAGACATATCAGCACCAAGAGAGGCGAGAAGTTCATTTCTTTGCTGTCCTGATGCTGCTGTTTCAGCACCACCACCGAACAAGTTTCCTAGATTAAAGCCATTAGAGCCAAGCCCTTGCTGAAGGGCTGTAAACATAAGAGCGTCTTTTGTGTCACCGCCTAAAACTTTTGAGGTAAGGTAATTTGCAACCAAATTAGATGCTAAATCGCCGCCTGTAAAAGCTCCAAGCCCCTTTTTTATAAGGTCACCTAATTTACTCATACAAACGCTCCAGATACTGTTTATACATTTTTAACACACTATGACACGATTTCAAAGTGGGGAGCGTCAATAAATGGCCTGCGCCCTTGTCCACGGCGTGTGTCAATATAATCATTCATAGCGGATTCCATGCTACCTTCCCAATAAGCAATGTTCGGCACAGTCCATGCGGCTCCCCACTTTATAGGCACGTCAACTGCCCTAGCGCCTTCTGCCATCGCATCCGCAATTTCATCATACAGATTTAATTCCCAACGATCACCTGCGCAGTAAGCCATAAGATCTACGGCGTGACCATCAAGATGCTTACTCTTCATAGTCTTGCTTGCACCTTTAGCGACCAACACACGCTGCTCTTCAATAGTTCTCAGCCCACAAATCACAGAAAAATCTTGTTTCGTCACTGATATGGCATAACGGACAACAGCCACCATACGCTCATCCACGCCCTCTAGCTTCTCCAAGCTGCGCTTGCCTAACTTATAACTCATGGTTTCACCTTCATATATTTTCCTACAGCCCTACCCCCAAACCAAAAACTGATTATGGCGGCAAACAATCCAGATGTTGCATCATCCCATATTAACGAAAGAGAACGCCCTAAATCATTACCTGCGTCCATTAGAGCAATAAGAGCCGTTACTTTGATGGCAACAAAAAGAGCAAAGAAAACGTAAGTAATGACAGGACGGACAGACCCTCTAAGTCCATTAATGAACCAACCAGCATCGATACTGTCATGCTTGTATAAACCTTCCGTCTCTTTAATCTCCGCTTGCTTGTCCATGATGTTAAGCTGCAATTCATTGCGTTTTGCCATCATGTCCATTTCAAGCTGCATCCGTTCAAGATTGTGCTTATGCTCCTGCCCAGCCTTAAAATAATTCAAAACCTCTGGCAAAAACGATGTACCAAAACCAAGCAAGCTGCCAAGAAGTGTAATCATACCATCACCGTCCCATATAAACTCATCTTTGTGTTGAGCAGAAACTCAAGCGCCCTAACCATAAGGAACACTATAAAGTCCTCAACGGTTGTCATACTTTTCCTCGTGAACAACCTTTTCAGACGTAACCGTAGTTTTAGACTCTTTGCCCATCCATATGCCGAAACAACCCGTCAGAGCACCCATGCACACAGATACTAATCCTGATTGTGCTACTGATGGGTCAGGCAAACTCATAAACCAATGCACCGCTTGGTAGGTTAAGATTGTAACCGCCAACATCATAAGACGTGGAAGCACCTTCCAATCATCAAGCATTGTACGTGCCATTTAGACCTCCATATTTACGATCTGGCCTTGCGGCTGTAGTTGCGTATTCTGCGCCCCAAACTTATCATAACTGAGCATTAAATCAAGTTGCGCACGTTCTAGAGCTTTAGAGAGCTTGTGAGCGCGTAAATGCTCCTTTTGAACCTGTTGCTGTGCCTGATGATTTTCGATGCTCTCACGGCTTCTCTGTGTCTCTACAGCAAATGGCAGGTTTCCTACGGGATCAAGCATTGGCGAGCCACACGAATCCTACGAGGCACCCCACCCCTATGATGAATAGTAATATTCCTGCCACCCATTCTAAGATCTTTTGTTTGATCTCCATCTTACGAAACTCATGTTCACGCTTTTGTTTTCGTATCTCGGCTTCTATTCTCAGAAATTCTTGCCAGTGAGATGGTCCTAGTATGGCTGGGTGCGATATTAAGTCCCGCAACTCATCACGCATCTTTTGGGCCTGCTTCCGCGCTAGAAACACTTCCATAGCTTGCGCCTGTGCTCCTCCACCCAACGCCTTGTACCAAGGAGGTTTCTCCGCCATCTTTTCGGCTTGGTCAATATCAGCCATGCAGTTAGCCCATTTCTGCAACTGTTGGCCCATATCTCCGAGTTCACGGCCGACTTGAACGCCTTGCTTTAAAAAACGGTAAGCAGCCTGTGCGCCTGCAATCGCAACGCCTATCTCTATCATGTCTCATAAAACCTCACAGGGCATGTGTAGTTGGGGGAAACTACATACCGCTTATCATACCATAAGTATGAAGGTCTGTCATACCCACAGTCGTAATAACAGGCTTGATATAACAAGCTACCATGCTGAGGGGAAAAAATGTGTCCGAATCCCACGAACACAAGTATGCACACTAGGCTTCACCAGATATAGCCTCTGGCGCAGTTACAGAAATACGAACCCCTGTTGCCTCAGAGCCTGTCCAGCCATTGCCACATTGTGGGCAATTACCATTAGGATAAGACGCAATCTCTTCGGGGGTATCAACCGCGTTATCGCAAGAAGCACAGTGGATTAAATCTTGGCTAGTAGACGGTTTCCACTTAGAACCGTTTGCCATTGTTAAAATAGTATCACTCATGTTGTTGTCACCGTTACTGAACCAACTGCACCTGTCCCAGAAGAGCCACGAGCATGTGGAACATTTGTTCGAGTTATTTTTACAAAACCATCCTGCTGGAACAATGCGCCTACTTCCAAACCACTATCATCAGTCTGCAAGTCAGTAAGAGTTAACTTTGTCGCACGTTCTTCGCCCGGGTTTTGTTGCTGCTGCATATATGTAGAAAAACTCCGCGTTAAGTTTGCGAAGTATTGCTGATCATATTCTCTTGGGGGTACCGCAAAGTACGGAAGGATTAAGTCACGAGACACTACCGCCTCCCGTCTGTTCTTATATCCAAGCGTGGCGAACCAAGTCGCCAACCAACACCGCTGTCATCGGACTCTATTCGGAATGCAAAGCTACGACCTCTCAAGCGCAAATGTACTTGGTTCGTAAACTGCTCAACAGGAACAGATGCGGTTTTGGTTACTGCTGATTCTGTTGATTGCAGGTAGTTGCCACCGGGGAAATTTCGGGTCTTAATCGTAATGTTAGCCGATGGGCTAGATGCTGTTGATCCTCTAAACGTCAAATCTGGTATCATACGGCGAATGAACGCGAAGCTGTCTCCATCACCAATATCTACTTGGCTTGATTCAATATACGCAGTAAAGGCAGAGCCATCGTCATCAAAGCCGCGTTCTTGTGTGTATAGATAATTGTTTGGGCCTGCAGCAATCGGATTATCAAAGATACCGCGATCCATCCAAAAACTACGAGCCAAAGTTCCGTAATACCAAACTTGCTGTTGATAGTTGTAAACTACATAACGGTCATTAGTTTCACTATTAGCTGACGGATAAAACCACCATATTTCACTGAACGCCGTGTTTGTTGCGGCAACAACTTTTTCACGTTGCAGTGTATTAAAGTCATCAAAAACAAAATCACGAACCGTACAGGGCAAACGTTGAACTGTACCACCGTAAACATAGAACTCGTTTAAGCCCATCCAGAACACGTTGTCTTCAATCGCCACTGCAGATAACGGTCCCATAGTTGTGATATGCTCAGATATTAGGTTAATACCAAATGTAAATGGTGGTCCCAAGAACTGCATCGCGTACAGCGATTCATCGGTGTAAACCAGAATCTGCTGTCTTGTTTCTACTGCCGTGACGATTTCAGAACCAGAGCCAAGACGAAGTTCGCCTGCAGTATTGTCTGGCCTTGTTTCCCAGTCCGTTAGACTTTCTTGACTAGAAAAGCGAATAACCAATGGGTCTTGAACGCCGGGATCATTCTCTGGATCACACCCAAATGCAATAACGTGACGGTCACGGTCAGATACCAAAATTTGTTTGGCTATCGTAGGCGCACTGTTTGATCCCGCTAATGAATCCAAACTAACCGCCCGTGTTGTAAATCCGCCTGTCTTATCCCAATAGTAAATGCCGCCGTTGCGGACATTCATTAACAGGTCTTCGCCAAAGTTATCGTGCGACCAGATACGCAGTGTGTTTGTCACGATAGGCGTAGTAGCCGCCGATCCCCACGCGCCACGGCCCCAAGTGCCAACCCCCCAACCTGCACCAGTTGCAGTGGTGTCTAGACCAACACTAACTTGATACGCAGCAACGCAAGACGCGCCACCGTTTCCAGTGTCAGAACCATCTGCGTCAACCTCAGTAGGGGCTAATGCGCCATCCACAGTGATGTCTTGTATCGTTGTTCCTGCGGAACGCGCTGTAATGGTGTAGTTGTTGTCATCAACTACGCTTACGACATAATACTCTTGGTTCAGTACGTCCGCTGTAATGTTGCCACCAAGACTTGTAGCACCGCTGAAAGTCATAAAGTCGTTGACCACGCAACCGTGATTAGTGTCTGTGACTGTGATCGTTGATGATCCACTTGTTGCAGAGAAGGTTACGTCACCCGCAGCCGTTGTGTTGCGAATGGGCGTAATGTCGTTAAACAAACCACCGTCTTGGTTAATGTAATATTTAAGGGATGTGCCAATACCAATTAAGCGACTGTTGTCTAACGCCACCCAAGGGTGCATCGCACGGGCTGTTCCGAGATAAGATGCTGATGCAAACTTCTCCCACCCACCAATTTTCTCAGGCATACCAAAGCGAAAGCGTACTTTGTCCACATCGTACCAACCACCTTCGTTAGTATACGAGGTGGTTTCTCTGTTTACTCCGGGCTTAAACTGTAGCTTGGTGAGAGGCATGGCACCACCTATGCATTTAGAGCAGTAAGGTCATCCCAAACACGTTGAGCATGTGAAGCCGCATCAAAAGAAACAGTTGCATTTGGATCATTCGGGTCTGGGTCTGCCCAGCCGTTTGCCTCTGCCTGTGCCGATAGATATGACTGCAAGTCAGCTTGTGTGGCGATTTCCTCAATAGCGTCAGAAGTATCTGCGCCATCCGCTGAAATGCCAATCATAATCCAATCTTGCGGTGACGGTGTGCTTGGGTCTGCAACCGCGTACATCCCACCTGTTGATTGTGGGACACCAAACTTTAGCCATGCTGGGATAGTCCCATCGGCATCAAGTCTGTATTTTACAACTTTATGAGCCATCCGTTTGATCCTCTAATTGTGGGGTGTTCGTCAAAGATGTTTCGTCTAGTATAGCAAACCCGCGACTCTCTGCAAAGGCACTTGGACAATGCGCCCATTTCTCTGCACAAGCCTCTAGCCATGCTACTGTGTGATGATGCTCTGGTGCCTTGCCTTGCTTGATTAGCTCGTTTTCCCATTGAAGGTATGAAAAAACTTCTGCTTGCGCCTGTGCTGCGTTGATGCCCAAATCAAACACATATATCAAGTTGCCTTCATCAATGTTACCACCACGACTACGCGCTGCATTCAGAGCCTGCTTCATGCAGGTCATAATGTGGTATTTGACTTCTTCTCGCTCATAATCTTCTTCGGTCAGTTCATCCTTGCCGATCTTCTTCATCAGGTTTTCATACTGATTACTAAAGAAGTTTAGCTTGCGAACCGCACCTTCAACGTAGCCACGGGATGACGCGGCTTGCGCTTGCTTTTCGTTAATCTTTATCTCTAACATTTCGCGCTCAAGGTCGTCTGTTTCTTCTTCTAACTTGCGCTCTAACTTCTTGAGCTTGACTTCTTCCTTTTTCATGCGGAAGTAGCCTTCTTGCAAAGCCTGTTTGGTTTTTTCAATTTCTGCGAGGCTATGTTTAATAGAACGGATAGGCGTGATTGCAGTAACGTCTAGCGTCACCGACATCATCTGCGAGTGCGATTTATAGAAGTTGCTGGATGCCTGCGCGATTGCAGGTGCTTTTTCGGCAATGTTTGCCAACATAGACTTGTATTCGGGCTTCGCGCTTGGAAGCTGAATGTTAATGTCTGGCGTTGTTAACGCGATTTCCTTTTGTGTATCTTTTGGCATGGTGTTCTCCCTTGTTATGTCGCTGGACGCAAAGCCAAAGTACAAGAAACGCAGCTAAAGCTGCTGCTTGTTGAATCGCTAAAGGTAAACGCCGCAGGGTCAAAAGCCCCAGATTCCCAGTCAGAGTAAGACCCCATACCAACACATGGCTTGTATGTTTGTGTCCCTGAAAGGGTGAGAAAGTTACTCAAGTCCGAAGAACTATATGTATCTGCGCTTTGATGGTTATGCCCCCCGCACCCACCAGAGATAATCACTGCACCATCCGTCACAGGAGTAATAGCAGGAGGGTCTATTAAGAGGGTATTCGCCTGTCCATTTGTCGTAGGGGTAACATCCATTGGAGTTGTCGTATCAACATTTCTCCAAACCTGCACCGCCATGACTGGCCCCCAAGAACTTGTACTTGTAGGGGTGTTACAGGTAACAGATGTGTCGGGCGTTGCTCCCATAACCTTATAACCTACAAGCAAGTTTCCCGCATAACTATCATTTTGAAACAAATCAGCAACTTCGGTATAACCACTTGTAACAAAAGATAAGTTTTCGTTGCTGCCGTTCGTTGCCAACCCATAATAAACAATAACGATATCGTTTTCAGATGGGCTACTTGCAAGGCCACCCGTTAGAGAGGTAAGAGAAACTGTTTGATCTGTTGAGGTGTTAGGGGCAGAGGCAATGACTCCACCTACATACGTTGGTGGGGGGGTATTACCAGCCGTAGGCCACAGCCCAGCCGCTGTGTATGCATTCGCTTCCGCAAGTGACCACACGCCGCTTGCTGCGCTGTTCTCATATGGCCCTGCGGGTGCTGTCGGAGTATCAGTTATAATGTTACCTGTGTATCGCTTACTGGTCATTATGCAATTCCTCCGTGGGAATTAGATGCGCCACTTACCTGTGAAATTGCCTCTAACAGGTCACCAAAATCAGTGGCGTTTCCTGTGCTTGCAATCGTAACTTCTTCTATAACGTTTACATCACCGCTGCTGTTATTACCGCCAGCACAGATGCCCTTTGTTTCACTTGAACATGCAGCAAGATAATCTTTTGCAGAAGAAAGATCGCCAAAGTCTGTTTCGTTGCCAGTAGATGCAATTGTGATATATCCGATAACATTTATCTGGAAAGTGTTGTCACCGCCCATAAACAAACCTCTAGTAGAAGAAGAACAGCCAGCCATTTGTATTTTCGCTTCTAATAGATCGCCAAAATCAGTAGCGTTTCCTGTGGTAGCAATAGTTACATAATCTATTACATTGCTTAAAGCAGAAATTGTAAACCCACCTCCTACAACGCTGCGAGTTGATGATGCAAATGCTGCTACCTGCTGCCTGCCAACGGTCAAATCACCAAAATCAACCGCATTTCCAGCAGACGCAATTGTTATATAATCAATAACATTAACACTTGCCCCAGTAGTGCCGCCAGAAAACAAACCCCTTGTAGAGTTAGATGAAGCCCCTAAGCTATATTTAGCTGCGGTTAGATCGCCAAAGTCTGTAGCGTTTCCAACAGATGAAAACGTAATGTAATCTATAACATTGCTGTAAGCACCTGTGAACCCACCGCCTCGCACACCTCTTGTCGCGCTCCCTAGAGAGGCGTTAAGCCTGACAGTTTGCGTCAAATCCCCAAAATCTGTTGAATTTGCCGCAGATGTTAAATCAATGTATTGCATGGTATTTAAAGCTGCTGATTGATTATAGCCGCCAAAGAAAACACCAACACTAGCTGGAAACGGTTGAGGCCAATCCCCAGCATTCTGATACTGCGTCGAGAGCGACCATACACCTTGATAATTTGGCATTAGGAAACTCCTCCGTGGTTATTACCAACTGCGGCAGGCTGATATCTATTCGTAGAAAGAGAGCCAAAGTCTGAAGCATTGCCTGTTGTAGCGATGTTTACATAATCTAAGGACATTGCAGTTCCCCCGTTAGACATAGCCATGATGGCGCGTGTTTTGTTGCTTGTCGCCTCGTGATACGCTTGCGAAACTGTTAAATCCCCAAAGTCCGTCGCATTACCTGTAGATGCAATAGTTACATATTCAATTACGTTACTGCTTGCTACTCCAGAAAAAATACCGCGTGTCCCATTAGATGCCGCTCCTTGCCTGTAAGATGTTTGAGTAAGATCACCAAAATCAGAATAACTCCCTACTGTGGCAATGGTAGTGTATCTAATATCATTATATTGAACATTTGTTTCTGACAGACCGCCACATGAAACTCCTCTGGTGGTTGAAGAACAGCCAGACGGACCTTCTCGCAAATTTATTCCGTAGTTACCATAATCAGTGGCATTTCCAGTTGTTGCTATAGTTACATAATCGGTAGTTTGAGAAGCATTTGGTCCTGCAACTCTTCCTGAAATAAAAATACCGCGAGTATCATTTGATATACCACCAACCCTATAATATCGCGCAACAGTAGTGTCTCCAAAATCTACCGCATTTCCTGTGGACGCAAATGTGATATAGTCAATCGTGTTTCGTATTTGTGTAATATAAATGTTCCCTCCAGCCGCAGCAATCCCACGAGTAGAGTTAGAAGCAGGAGCCGCACCCCCTCTGGCAACCGTAAGGCTTCCCCAATTAGAAGCACTACCTGTTGTAGAGATGTTTACATAATCTATTACACTGGAAACATATGGACTACTACCGAAAGACCCGCCCATAAATACAGCAACATCCGCTACGGGACTTACAGCTTCACTCGCATCACTAGGACTAGACCAACCAAACGCATTGATCGCCCAGACGTTAAACGTGTAGCTTGTGCCGTTGGTTAGGCCAGTGATTGTGACAGGGGATGCGGTGGGGTAGTCTACTTGAGCAGTGGAGTATTGATAGACAGACTGGTTGGCGACTCCTGATATAAACATTTTTTCGCCATCTGATGAGAAGTGAACATCTACTGGTGTAGAATCCTGAGAGGCGACACTAAAGCTAATGTTATCAAAGGAAGCAGTAGAGACATCCCAAGAAGTAGAAAGACTGTACTGAAGCACTTCATCATCGTTTATTCCAACCACAAAAAGCACTGAGCCATCAGACTTAAAGAAAATTCCTCTTGGATCACCTTCTTGACTTGCTACAGAAAAACTTTTACTTGCATAAGAAGCGGTACTCAAGTCCCATGCAGAACTCAAGGAATACTGAAATATGGTCTGATTGGTGCTTCCACCAGCGTACATTTTTGTTCCATCGGCACTGAAAAACAAAAAGTTTACATTACTACCCCCAACTTGCGTTCCGACACTAAAGGAAACACTATCATAAGAAGCTGTAGACACATCCCATGCAGAACTTAAAGAATACTGGCGCACATTGCTAGTTTGCTGACCAACCATAAACATTTTGGTTCCATCAGACTTAAATTGAATAGACGTTGGAAAAGTATCTTGCGATGCTACGCTAAAACTTTTACTACTATACGATGCTGTAGATATGTCCCAAGCTGTAGATAAAGTGTATTGATACACAGTATCATTGACTAAACCTACTACATACATTTCAGTGCCATCAGACTTAAATGTAATCCCTCGTTGGTTAGTTTCCTGCGATGATACGCTAAAACTTTTACTATCATAACTAGCATTAGCTATGTCATAAGAAGTCTCCCAAGTTCCATCCCCATTACTAGACTGAACTTGATATCCAGTAATAGCCGATCCACCAACGTCACTTGGCGCGGTAAACGAAACTGTCGCCTGCGCATCACCAGCAGTTCCGCTGACCCCTGTTGGGCTGTCTGGCGCATTAAGCCCGTCTTGGCCTATGAAGCCGCCTTTACCTTTAGCCATCGGAAACTCCTAATTAGCTAATTTCCTCGTAGCTCACGATCACTTCTAAGTCGTTTGCAGTGCCAGCCGTTGCCGTAATTGACCGATCTTCTTCCAAGTACAGCGCAGTATTTTTGTCCAAAACAACAAGTGATGCGTCTGCAGGAACAGAAACTGTGCTTACCAGAGAGTACGCTGTGCCGCCGCCATCATCTTCTGAGTGTACATCCACAGTTACGTCACATGCGTTTGTACCATCAACATTTGCTACTTGAATCATGTTGATCTTGAAGACCTGACTGCTTGAAGCCGCGTTACTAACAAGTGTTGTTTGTGAAGTTGTAGAAAGCGCGATAGTGGCAGACTTGCCTGTGATCGTGCTTACATTTACGATATTTGGTGCAGCCATCTTCTAGCCTCCTTTACCCAAAAACGATAGCCATAGCTATGGCCTTACCAGTTGAAATTCCAGCGTCTGAGAACGATAGGGTTCCAGAGCCATTTGTAACAAGTGCCTGTCCATTTGTACCATCTGCACCCGGCATTGTCAGCGTAAAACTTGAACTGACCGTAGTTGGTGCGTCCAATCCTACATATTCTCCACCAGCAGCGTCTTCTAAACGAAGGGCTGGAGAAAGTGCCCCTGTCCCAATGAAGTCTGCTAAATCCTTTGCGCGTGTTGCCATTGTTCAAACTCCTTATGGTTTCGCAGGCCAATCGTCGTCGTTTAGATTAGGCCAATTCGCGTGTGTTGTTATATCACGCAAAGCCTGACGATAAGTTGTCATTTCCGCTGTTAAGGTTACGTCTGTCAGAGCGTAGAAGTCTGTTTCAGCTAGTTTGGCATCGCGTGTCGCACGATTAGTTTCAGCAGTGGCAGCGTCTAGTGTTGCCTGATACGCCGCCTCATGCTCTGCCTTGGTTGTCGTAACGCCATCCTCTGTGGTGTCAGCAAACATGTCACGGGCAACGTAACGCTCTACCCAGTTACCGTTAGCGTCTTGCTCTACGCCATCACGCACTGACGTTTGGTATTGCCCAACAGTTGCAGCGGGTGACTTTAGCACTGGGTCTAGGTCTAGTGCGTCTAGGGTTGCTGCTTTCCAGACCCGTGGCAAAGACATATTGGGGTTAGCTGCTCGCCATTGCCCCTGCGTTTTAACTTCGCCTGTTGTTCTGTTTCTGTATTCACTCATGTGATTGATCCTTTCATATGAGTTTGATTATGGCTCAAGCCACCGCATAGAAGATGTAGGTTGCACTTGATACGTTGATGTTTGTCGCTGATACCTGATTAACTGCAAAGCCTGACGATACAGGGTCAATGCTGTCGTCTGTGGTAACTTCAGCAGCAGTTGTGTTTAAACTTAGGTGTGGATCATTCCCCGCAACAATACCACGAGCCGTATCCCAGACATACCAGTCGCCTGTGCTGTCGGTGCGCTTGATAAGGATGAACCTAGCACCCGCACTGAAACCACAGTCAATCGTTTGAGTAGAGCCATTGCCTGTGTAGCTTCCCACCTTAGACACACCAGCTAGGCTTGCGAATAGGTAGGCTATATGCGTTCCACCGTTTAGATTTACATCGTCTTGATGGCCTATAGTAAACACAGTGTCAGTTGGGGCTGTATTTCTCCACCAATTCGCACTTGTTGCAGCCGCAGCAGTACCATTCAAGTTCATGTATTTTGTTGCACCTATTCCAGAATGATAAACAGCCCAGTTTTCTGAAGCGGTACGACATTTAATCCACATCATTTCAGGTGCTACACCAAGATTATGCTGTATATCTCTTGAGTTAGGAGAGGCTGTAGCATCCCCGTCATAAGCAACGACATCAAAGAAGTTGGGGGCACGTTTACACATATAGAAAATGTGATCATTAGATTGGCTTGGATATATATTCATATCAACGCCATTCATATAATCCCAACCTGTATAGTAGGTACTATCAGTGCCTACTAAATCTGCCCCAGTAGTATTTGTACTTAACCATTTATTTTCACCTCTTAATCTATCTGCTAAATACCAAGACGAACTTAATGCTGTATGCTTCTGAAGTGCTAAATCTGTTACAAATCCAGTAGTAACGAATTTATTGGGGTTATTAGCTTCTTCTAAATAAAACACATCAGTCGCACTCTCAGGCACAGCCATAGGGCCACGGCGAATGGCTATGTAGATGTAGGTTCCACCAGAGGTATTGTAATAAGGTACGCTGTAATCAATACGGAAACCTGTTGGCGTTGGACTAAAGATGTTGTAGTCAGCCTCTGCTGAACTAGCGTTAGCCTCTAAATAAGCGTCATTATTTCCGACGGGCATACCCCGCATTACATCGTGAAGCCTCCAAGGTGCAGTATCATCAGCACGTTTATATAGTATAAATTGCGGCTCAAACCCTAAATCAACAGTTTGCGCTGAACTGCTTCCGCTTACGGAACCACACTTGATAATATCAGCATCAGCATCAGGGCCGAACTCACCGTCACCATCGTTGTGGGCGAATAGGTAGGCTACGTAGGTGCTACCAGAAGCATTTACAGCGCTATGATCTGAAACAGTGAATACTGTGCTGGTAGGGTCTATCTTTTGAGTGTCATCACCAAAATAATACTGAACTAATGCATTGTTAAATGCTGCGGTGCTATTTAACTGGCCGCTTGAGCTAGTACCTGAACCTGCACCTTCCCTATGCCACACTTGCCAAGAACCAGCGCCACTTGTGCATTTTATGATAACAGAGCCAACAGTCGTGCCAAGGTTATGTGCAATCTCACGACCAGCAACACCATCCCCCGTATAAGTCACCACATCAAAGAACTTAGGGGCTTTGCGGAATGTCCAAGAGGCGTAGGTAGAACCTGATTGATTGAACTGAATGTTACTGCCGTTGATTGTAAACCCGTTAGAATTAAACGTATGAGCATTTGTAGTGTAATCAACCTCAGCATTGGTTAAGTCTGAAAATAGAAAATTCGTACTTCTTTCACTGTCCTGCAACATATGGTTTCTGGCATTATCCCTGTCTTTAATCCAAACCAAACCACCTTCGCCATCAAGGTCAATACCATTAGTAATCGTTTGCGCAGAACCTGTGCCATCATACAAATAAGTGCTGAACACTTCTTCTACGTTCAGACCAGCACCGCCAGCAGCACCCGCAGCAGCTTGAAGCAGTTTTTTCTTAGTTGCCATTACTTACCCCAATGCTTGCCCAGCCGTAAATCCGTACCAATTTGTACCGCCATCTCTGGTGTAAAACACAAAGACATCCTTTGCAGATGCAGTCGCTGTGAGCGTAGGTGCGGTCGCGCTCGGCCAGTCTACTGAACTTGGCCAAGTGACCGTGAATCCAGACGCAGACGCATCTTGGATAATCTCTAGGCTAAAGCTGTACGCAGTGCCGCTGGCTGGTGGGTTAGAGAACGTGAAAGTCGTATTCTCTGTCAGTGTGTGGCTGAATGCGTTACCTGCCTCACAGTCCACCGTAGTGGCGTTAGAGGATGATGTAACCGCACCGTAAGTTTCGTTGTAGCTATCAACAATCAACTCACCAGTAATATCAACATCGCCTGTGTAGGTCGGTGTCATCTTAGCGTCTAGCTGCGTTTGAATGTTGGACGTAACACCATCAACATAGTTAATCTCTGCTGTTGTCGCCGTAACGCCATCCAACAAATTCAATTCCGCAGCCGTTGAAGTAACACCCAAGTTAGTCAAAGCAGTCGCTGCGCTTGTCAAATCAGACAGATTGTTCGCTACCTGTGAATAACGCGCATCTGCCTGCGCTTTGGTATATGCGTCGGTGACATTAAATGTTGCATAAGCCACCACATCAATCGCGTCACCAGATGTCGCACCTGCTGCAAGTACAACAGATGTACCATTTGTCGCGGTGTAGTCTGTCGTATCTCGAAGTAAAACACCATTTTGGTACACTGCAATATTGCCAACCGTGTACGTCACAGAAAAAGTAGTTTGCGCTGCTGTTGCAGTAAAGGATGTTATGTCGATTGTGTTTGTAGCACTCGAACCCGCTGTAATTTCCACAACAGAAGCTGCTGCTCCTGTGCCGTCACAGTAAACAATCGAAGAACTGGTATCTAAAATATCAACAGTGCTTCCAGACCCTTGCGAAATCGTAATCGTTTGACCGCTATTGTTTTTGATGAAGTAAACCTTCTGAGCGTCATTCGGCGCAATCGTAACTGTAACCGCAACCCCGGGCGTACCGCCAAACACCAGAACTTTACTCATACCATCCGATATGGTTCCGTCCGAAGTGGTTACTGTTTCAGTAGCCCCTGTTAACGTAATGTTGACTACGCCGTTTGTTAAACGGTCAATGATGTCAAAGTTCGTGTTGGTGGATGTACCCCATGTACCGGATTCATCACCAGTGGCGATCTTTTTTATCCCGCCGTTTGTTGTATAGGTAGCCATTTCCTTTACCTTTACGCTGCTATTTCAGTCCAAATTGTTTCAGGCGCTGGTTCCTCTTCTGTCCAAGTGCTGCCCGGTGAAGGCGTTACACCCGTCCAAGTCGTGCCCGGATCAGGAATTATCTGGTCATAAACTAGCACAGAACCTACTGTTGCGCCAGCACTAAGCCCTGTTACGTTTATGCTTACATTTAACTTGGCGATCACAGAACCTACTTGCCCCTGCGCTAACATTCCAATGTTATTAACAGGAACACGCTGGAATGTTTTAAGATCAACAGAACCGACATTGCCAGTAGCTGCGACACCTGTAACCTGAATGTTTGGCGCGTCACCAATAATGCTAACGTCACCAATAGCAGGAGTAGCTGCGACACCTGTTGCATTTACATCAATACCAGTACCAGCATTGATGGTTACACTGCCAACACCACCAGTCGCCTCAATACCAGTTTGTGGCACATAGGCATTTATAACAATACTGACGCTATCTACCGCAGAAACTGCCGCAGATGGGGCAGTAATAGGTACGGTTACACCCGCGCCCTCTACAACTGTGACGGAACCAACCGACATTGTTGCTTCAAGGCCCGTTTGCGGAATATTCTGGTCAGTGCGCAGCGTTACATCACCAACCACGCTTGTGCCTTCAAGACCAGAAAGAGAAACTTGGGCGCTTCCCGTTATTGTAACAGAGCCAACACCACCAGTCGCAAATACTCCTGTGGGAGAAACTATTGCATCTGCGGCAACAGTAACAGAGCCAACACCACCAGTCGCAGAAGGCAAAGAGGGGCTTTCACCCCAAGCATCGCTGCCCCAAGGGCCAAACCCCCAGCCTGTTATGGGTACAACGACATCTGCCATTTTTTATGCTATGCGAATAATCGCGTTAGATGCGTCAGCCGTTGGGAATACAATCTGGAAGTCACCCGCTGTAGAAGACTTGTCCGAACCAAAGTCTAGTACAACAACTGCATCAGTTGTGCCAGTACCTGCACCTGTTGTAGTGTTGTATATCAACGCCCCACGCGCAGTGATTGTAGCTGACGTAAACGTCAGATCCGCAAAGTCTGTTAACGCAGTTGTACCAGAAGTCGTCGGAGTTACGTTTGTCAACGTACCGCCACCCGCTGCATACGAACCAGAGTTCGCTACTTCGTTAGTCGCAGTATAGTCTGTGGTAGACGCATCAAATGTTGCAGAGTTTGTATACAACGCCAGTTTGAACGTATCACCTGTTGAGTTTGTAAAGTTATGACTTCCTGTCAGCAATTCCTGCTTGAAAGAAGTACACATAAAGTTTCCTGTAAAGGCCATAGTTATAGTCTCCTTATGAGTTCAGCCAGTTCGGGATGCCCCGCATCATTAAGTGCATTATACACAGTTGTGCGGTCGCTGCGAATAGCTTGTCGCATATAATATGCAATTAGCTTTTCAATGTGCTTTGAGAAAGCACGGGCTTGGTCCCGTATACCCGGATGGGCACTGTCGGAAACCGATACGATCTTTTGGACACATTGTTCCGCAAGTTCATCTGGAGTAAACCCACGATTTTCTGTGGTGCGAACACCTACAACCGAAACATCTTTTGGTATGCTTACATCTATCTTAAACATTATTGTTTGGCCCTTATAACTTTACCAGTACGGTATTCATCAGTTGTTTCTTTGGCTTCGCCTAGCATCTTGAGGCCAGATAGAGATTCAGTAAACCGCTTATCGTAATAAGCCATCATGTCTTGTTCACCCTTCATAAATAAATATGCCTCAACAAGAGAGCCATAAAGAAGAGTTAACTCTGCATTTATACTTAACCAAGTTGTACCGCTATCAGAACCTGCAGTTAGACTTAGAGGACGATAGAAGTAATGAAGTTCAGCCGTATATGTTGTGTCTGGGGTAGGTGCCAACAAAAAGTTATCTATATCAAACACTGAATAATAACGTGGCGCACCTGTTGTAGTGGCATCAGGCGTATAGCTTTGCAAAAAACTAGGATCTTTAAAATCAATAAAAAATTTGTCTCCATCAGCACCCGCAAGACTCAATGAAAACGGAGCCAAGAAGTCACTTGGGCATGCTAAATATTTATTGCTTGCTGTTGTGCTTGCTGTTGCGTTCTTGCGAAACAAACTAAGCTGAACACTCTTTAAAATACGCTCTTCAGCTTGTCTAATAAATAAAGGCAAGTTTGTGACGAATGTAGTTTCATTGTTTTCAGTATAATCCTGAATCGCTTGTTTAAGCTGTGCGTATGTAAAACTCATGTTGTCACCACCGTAACTGCTCCCACAGAGCCTGTCATTTTTAATCTATTAGGAGTTAAATTACCATCAGAGGGTCCACCAACAGGATTCCAACTCCACTGAATATTTCTTTCCTGATTGAGATTTGGCTCTGGTCTAGCGCCTTTAATAGCCTCTGGGTCTGGGGGAACTCGTAAAGGCTCTAATTGTGGATGCTTTTCTTCCCATTCATCTTTACCAACAAGAAGACCATTCCACTCTTTACGCATGTCTTTTAACCGATATCTGAAGCCAGATCGGTCTGAAATGCCATAGGCCCATTTACCTGTTGCATATTTAGACAATACGATAATTCCTTAAACTGGGACTTATTTGGAATGATGCACGATCTCTATCTTCATCAATCGCACGGCGCATTTCTTCTTCATACACCATTTTCAACATCTGAACACGTTCAGGCGCACGTTTTAATGCAATGTAATATGCCAATCCCGCTGAAAGACAGGGATAAAACCGAAATGGAACGTCCATCGTGTTTATTTGAGTGTCTGCATCGTCAATACGAGTCAAACAATCATATACAATAACATCAGTGCTATTATCTGGAACAGGCCAAACCTTTAAAACAGGCGTTATTTGGCGATCAACAAAAAATTGAGTAATACGACCTTCAGTTGTTTTTGTTGGGATAGCTAAATACTGATCACGGCTAATACGATCTATAGTGTAATCTGTACCGCTACGACGAATAACTGCGGACAAAATGTCTATAACATCAGCATCTAACGTGTAATCTCCATCAGATTCTACTGCTGTGATGGTTCTTTGCTTGATTGTCCACTGATTTAGACCACGGTTAGCCCAATCTGCAAACATAAGATTTAAAGAACGTTTTGCTGTGCGTAAGTCATAACCTGTACGCGCTTCTAAGCCGCAACGCTCAAAAGCCTCTTCGATGTACTCCGCGACATCTAATTCAAAGTCTGTTGAGCCTGATACGGTCATTTCTTTTTCCTTTTAAGCGACTGAACGCGCTTCGGTTTGCCTGCAGGTTGTCCAAGACGCTTCTTTTGGGATATTCTACTACGCTTTTCGCTTGATGTCATCTCCGAAGCTGTTTTTGGAGTTTTTGAACTTACACGCTTAGTTGGCCTACAATATGGAGTACCGCGCTTTTCTCCTTCTTGACGCCCACATGCTTTTCCAGTGCGGACATCCTTCCAGTCCTCCTTAAACCAACGCTTGAGTGCAGCACCCTTTTTTGTCTTACGAACAGCCATTACGAATAGCTCGTTACCTTGCGACGATTTGTCATTACCTTACCGCATCCATTTGCAATCGCCTCTCCACCACCTAACATACGGCGCACTGGACGCTTGCGAAACTCGTTTGATGGCATCATAACGCCACCTTGAGCAGCTTTTTTAACTTTACTTTTGTTTCCCCAGTTTTTTGCCCCAACTTTACGACACTTTGCGATTGCTCCGCTTGCGTATGCGCTTGGAAACACTTTGTACCTTGCTTTTACCTTTTTGTAGCATGCGTCTTTTGGCATTTTTCTTCACCTTTTTCTTCATAGGTGGC